CGACAATTTTTATAAAGCTCTCTCTCTATTTTATGCTTTTGACTCCATTGACTCTCAATCTTCTTTCTTTTACTCTTTCGAACTTCAATTCAAACCTATTCTTAAATCTTTTAAACTTCTTCTTAAATCCAGGAAACCTACGGTTTCCCCGGACGCCCCTTCCCTTTCTAATAAAAAATCTAAAAAAACCAAACAACCAAAAACCGATACTGAAAATATTGATGAAACTAATACAGAAAAACCTAAAAAACAGCGTAAATCTAAAAAAAATGCTGAAGTGACAACAGCTGAAGTGACAACAGCTGAAGTGGCAACAGCTGAAGTAACAAATGTTGAAGTAACAACTGCTGAAGTAACAACTGCTGAAGTAACAACTGCTGAAGTAACAACTGCTGAAGTAACAACTGCTGAAGTAAAACCCAAAAAAACTAAAAAAAATAAAAAATCTACTGAAGCAATCACAACCGCTGAAGACCAAACAGTTGAAACAGTACCTTCTCAAGAGAAACCTAAAAAACAAAGAAAACCAAAAACAGAAACTGAAAAAAAACCTAAAAAAGAAAAAAAAACAAAAAATACTGAAACTTCATCTAAAACCAATCCAGTTATAGATAATATCAACAACAATGAACAAATTGAAGACGAAGACAATGAAGATGATGAAGAAGAAGTCGATGTATCAAGAATTATAATTGATGATAAAGAATATTTCATTGATAATAATAAAAATATTTACGATAATGAAAGTCACGAAATTATTGGAACATATGAAAACAACATTTTAGTATTAAATTAAAATAATTTTAAATTTTATTGTAATTTATGTAATTTATAAATAAAACTCTTTTTTTATTTGTTATAACGCATTTTTTTTAAAAATAGCAATTGTAAAGAATATTCTTTTTTAATTGTTAATCTAATTTTAAAAATATTTTTCATAATTACATTTCCTCCAAAAATTTGTTGTTGTTGAGGTGGAACATAAGGTTGTTGTTCAGGAGGATTATAAGGTTGTTGTTCAGGAGGATTATAAGGTTGTTGTTCAGGAGGATTATAAGGTTGTTGTTCAGGAGGATTATAAGGTTGTTGTTCAGGAGGATTATAATGTTGTTGTTCAGGAGGATTATAATGTTGTTGTTCAGGAGGATTATAATGTTGTTGTTCAGGAGGATTATAAGGTTGTTGTTCAGGAGGATTATAAGGTTGTTGTTCAGAAGGCACATAAGGTTGTTGTTCAGGAGGATTATAAGGTTGTTGTTCAGGAGGATTATAAGGTTGTTGTTCAGGAGGCACATAAGGTTGTTGTTCAGGAGGCACATAAGGTTGTTGTTCAGGAGGCACATAAGGTTGTTGTTCAGAAGGCATATAAGGTTGTTGTTCAGGAGGATTATAAGGTTGTTGTTCAGAAGGCACATAAGGTTGTTGTTCAGGAGGCACATAAGGTTGTTGTTCAGGAGGCACATAAGGTTGTTGTTCAGGAGGATTATAAGGTTGTTGTTCAGGAGGATTATAAGGTTGTTGTTCAGGAGGCATAGTAGGTTCTTCTTCTATTGTTTCAGAAGGTTCTTCTGCTGGCATTTCAGTATCAACTACTGTGTCCTCTGATTCTTCTTCTTTACTTACCGTAGTTGGATTAAACATTCTATCATAAATGCTCTGCTGTGATTCTTCAGTTTCTCGTTTTGTATTAGTAAGATAATCCATTAATTGTTGAAAAAAAATATAAGGTATAGTGGTATCACCTTCAGCGCCACCTCTCATTTCTAATAATTTAGTTTCATCTTCGTTCAATATTTGTAATTCATAAGGAATATTATTCAAATTATTATCTATAATACTTTTAAATATTTTTACTATATCAACATTTTCAATATTTTGTAAATCAAAATAATAATCTATAGTAGTTGACATAAATATATATAATGTAATTATATACTTTTAATATAGTTTATTGAAAAAATTGAATACAATAATATACCTAAATATAGATAATAAATAACTAATAACAATATTATAAAATGGTAAGAAACGATAAAGGCGGCAAAGGCGCAAAATCATTAGCAAGAAAAGCATATACAAACAATGCTAAAAGTGATTTCCTACAAATATCAACTTGTGAAGAAGAACAATATGCATGTGTTACAAATATGTATGGAAATGGAATGTGTGAAGTATATACAAATGATAATGTAAAATTAATATGTCATATAAGAAGCAAATTCCGTGGTCGTCAAAAAAGAAACAATATGGTTGTGAAGTATTCAATCGTATTAATTGGATTACGTGATTATGAAAATCCACCAAAGAATTGCGATTTATTATGTATATATGATGATAATCAAATTGAACAATTAACAAATAATCCGAATATAAATATACAAAATGTTTTAAAAATAAGGGCAACTAATTTATTAATTAATAATGTAAATGACAATAATAAAGATGATGATGTTATATTTACAAATGATATTGATATGAACGATGAAGAAGAAATGATTAATAACAATAAATCAGATTTAGAAACATTTACAATAGATAACAGTGAAACAATAAATATTGATGATATCTAAAATAATATAAAATAAAAAATATATATAAAAATAATGAATTTAAAAACTATACAATACGATAGCGAAGAATTAGCGGAAGAATATAATACAAAAAATGGAAAAAAACATTATAAAATAATAATACTAATAATAGCATCGCCAGCAGAGCATTATAACGTATTTAAAAAATGCTGGTTAGAATATATGAATAAATATGACGAAATAAAGTCTTTTTTTTTATATTGTGATAAAAATATAGATTCTGATATTTTTATTACTGAAAATGCGATAACGTATAAATGTGAAGAAAGCCTTATTCCTGGAATTTTATATAAAACAATAGCTGGATATTATTTTTGTGAAAAAAAATTTACTTATGATTATATGTTACGCACAAATTTATCGTCATTTATACATATACCAAGATTAATAAAATATATAGACAATCAAGAAGATAAAGAAAAAACGAACAAAGTATTTACTAACTTGGAATTAATACCATTATTTAATGATGATAACAACATAGCATTACTAGAAACAATAGAAAATATGAAAAAACAAAATCCGAATGCTATTATACCAAATAATGTAATAGAAAATTGGAAAAAATTTACTATTATATTAAGTGAATTTTATGAAAACAAAGATTTTATATCAAATAAAAATTTCTATTTTTTTCCTGGTTCATTTTTTTTGATAAGTAAGAATATTATAAATAAAATAATAATTGGAATATTAAAAAATAATATACTAGATAAAGGAAATATAATAACAACGCCGGATGATGTTGCTATAACTGCTATGGTTTTTTTATATTTTAATAATGTTAACGTTATCAATACAAATGATTTTACAAAAAGATGTGATAGAATAGAAACAGAATATGGTGAAGAAACATTTCATATTAGAAATAGAACAGACACGTTTTTTGGTAATAGAGATACAGATATCAAAAATATTATATATCAAGTAAAAAAATATTACAATGAAAATTTTGAAATTATGTAAATAAAAACGCAATTCTATCAGTTTCGCGTAAAGACAAATATTTTTTCGGAAAAGTTACATTTGTATCAACGAAATCCCAAGGAATTTCACCTTCTTCCCATTTTTCTTCTAATTCAACTGGTAATTCTAAAATAGCTGGTTTTCTAATTTCTTTATTGTTTTTATTATTATTTAATGTTTTGAAATAATTTCTTATTTTATTAAATTGTGAAGAATTGTTATCATTATGTAATAATTTATTTTGGAAAGGGCATTTAATAAATGATATTGAAAATTGCGTATTACTTATAAATAAAACTAATAATAAATATAATGTAAAATACATTATGAAAAAAATATTATACAGAATATAATATAATATAATATTTTTATTTCAATTTTTTGAATATTGATTATAATTTACAAATAACAAATAAAACTATCTAATAAACTATCTAATAAATAATTGGTATAATATCGGCGACTATAATAGAGATATCGTCACATTGTCTTGGTTGATAAGAACAATGATGTATTTTGGTATCATTGTTTAATAAATCTTGCATTTTCCATTGTTGTAACCATCTGTCAGTAGTTTGTTTCATAATATCTTCAGCGTCCATATAATACAATTCAGTCATTTCGCGCTTATCATCCATCATAGTCATATCCCATAATCCATCGCTACCAATAATAACTTTATAATTATCATTTGGACTAATTGGAATAATTGTTTTATCTGGTGCGCAACCAGTAACGCCATTATGCCCTAACGATTGAGAACAAGCCAAACGGGTTAAATCTTCATTCCACTCAATATATTCACTATATACACTAACTAAAGTATCTTTATCTGTCATTTTAATATTCATTGATGGGATGAATGTTACATCATCAGCTAATCTATTTCTTTCATTTTTATTTAAATAATTATGTTCTTTACTAATAAATTTTACATTACCATTTCTATATACAACTACCTGTGAATCTCCACAATTAAAACACTCAATTCTATCTCTATAAAACTTAACTAAACACATGGTTGAACCTGAACTTTGTATGGATGTTAGATTTTTATTGATATATTCAGCTAATAATTGTATTGGAGTATTGCTAACAATAAAATCATTCATTGTAGATGAAGGAATTTTTCTTATAAAATCAATACATTCATTGCTTCCATGACCATCAAATACTGCTGCCCAATTGAATACCTCTCCTGTTTCTAAATCAATACTCTGGTCTGTAATAATATAATCTTGACCTTTTGATAATTGATTTATTCTGGTATTAATATCAATAGCATGGGTTGGTTTCATTTGGTTAAATATTGATAGAATTTCGGACATTTTATACATAAATTAAATACTTGAATATATTTGCTACTAAAATAATATGATTATAATAAAAGTTAATTGAAAGTGTAATAATAAATTGAAATTGTTAATTGGTTTGTTATTTGAATATCATTAAATTATAATCAAAAAAGTAATTCAATTTTTTATAGAAATATTACAAAACTCTTACAAACAAGGATAACTTCCTTGTAATAAAACGCCACATTGGCCATCACCTTTATTGTATTCTGAACCGCGACCAAGATAGATATATCCATCCATACCCCAAGATTTACCCCAGGAATTCTTAATAATATAATAATTTTCATTATTCATATTACCATATCCTACAAGTAAAACGCCGTGGTCTAAATCAGTGCCACATTCATCAGTCAAAATGCCTGATTTATATAATTGGAATGTTCGTTGATTGGCTTGTATAGCAACAGATACAGGTTGTTTAGTCAACGCAGACATCATTTCATCATCGGAGCTTGGTATAACATCTACATAACTTTTAATATCAGTATTCATAACTTCAGAGCAACTTTTTTGGCAAGCACCATTTGCCATAGTTTCTCCTGAAAAATATGGATAATCCACTTCACTACAAATACCGCCATTTTTTGAAATCCATTTGAAAGCATTATCCATTAATCCACCATTACAACCCATATCACGCCCGCCATTTTTAAAATTATCACAATCCACTAATTGTTGTTCTGAAAAACTTAGTAATTCACCATATTTAACAAAATAAGCACCTTCTAAAGCACCAGTGGTTGAAAAACTCCAGCAAGAACCACATTGACCTTGGTTTTTAATTTCAGTAACAGCACCCATTTCAACCCAGTTTACAGAAGGAAGAAGACTTTGTAAATCAAAAGATTGGTTTAAATTTATTTCAACATTATCATTGTCAACAAATAAACCGCGATTTATTTTAGAACTAATGTGATTAGTAAAATCATCTGTATCCATACCAGAAAATTGGTTATGTCCTAATGTATATGACAAATTCTTGGAATTGATTTCGTCAATAAATTTATCATTAGAAACCCATTTATCGTACATATCTAAATATTTATGTTGGGTTGAATACTTGATACCAAAATCATTTATCCAATCTTCAAAACGGTCAATAAAGCTATTGCTTAAGACAGCACTAAGAAAAGCAAAAAAAGTAAATATGCGAAACATTTTATATATAAATACTATTATTATATTTATATTAGTTATTTATATTAGTTGTAATCTTATTTTCTTTTTGGTTTTATCTTCATCTTCAAATAAATATATTTTAAAAATATGGGTTGAATAATCATCAAAATTATTATGGGAAGAAAACCTTGATAATAATTTAATACCTTTCAAATAAACCATATAACTATAATTTCCATCATTTTTCATTATTTTATCAAAAATAATTCCTGAATATTCATTATACATAATATCTGGATTAGTAAAACACAGGTTTAATAAATCACAATCAGTTTGTATTTTTCTTATAGAACGCATAGAAGCATTCAAATAGTCTAATTCGCCCAACCAATTATTCAAAAACAATTGTGCGTCATTGCTCAAATTGAATATCAATGATAATTTATCAGATAAAATCATCAAATTCAATAAATCTACCAATCTACGAATAGGACTTGTTATTTGAGTATACGATTTTATATTCATAACATCATGCCCTAAATCACTATTTTCGTCAAATAAAACATATTGTCCAGTAACATTATTCCAAGATGTCACAATTCGCAAAGTTTCATCGTCTATTTCTTGTTTTAAAATAGAATTTTTATTTGGATTTATAAAATTAGCACATCGGAAAACGCCAATTTTATTATTCATCATTAATTTACCTGTATGTAAATTCATAAAAATCATCCAATGTGATACTAAATCATGACTATCATTGATATTTTCATCCATTTTCTGTGAAATATCAAATAGTTGTTTATAATATTTATCTTTTTCTAACATAATCGGGTCTTCGTAAATATAATTTTTAGAAACATTTATCAAAACATTTTTATATGTAATAGCATCGTCGTTTTCTATTAAGTGTCCATTTTCATCTAATATAATATCCATTGTCAAGGCAAATCTCAATTGCCCTTTTTGTAAACTACACAAAGTATCAGATAAAATGGTAGGCAACATTGGTCTGCGTCTATCTGGTAAATAAATAGTAGACACTCTTCTACTAAATGAATTCCATAATCCCAATGTTTCTAACCAAAAATAGACATTGGATATATATACACTTACTTTTACTAATCCATTATTCAAGTAAGAAATACTAAATCCATCATCAAAATCGGAACTATGTAGTGGGTCAATAGTAAAAATATATTGTTCTCTTCGGTCTTCAATTTGAAAATTAGTATTTTTCAATATTTGTTCAACAAATTCATTTCCTGTTTTTTTATTTAATATTTCACGCGTTTTATTCGTAAAATCAGTAAGAGAAATATGTAAACTTTTACAATATAATTGATATTCATAAAACGCTTCTAATAAATCAACATCACCAATGGTTTCATGTAATATACCATGAGGGTGTTTATCATTCCAATTATCGTATTTAAATACAACATATTTATTTTTTAATACTTTTGAAAAATTCAATTTAATATCATAAGGGATTAAAAATGAAGGTAAATGTTTATCGTCCGGAATACATTTATACAATAATCGTTTTTTGTTAATTGTTCTCCCAAAAGTTTTATTATTCTCTAATTGTAAAACACCTGCTATCGCTAAAGTCGGTTTCAAATATTGATTTATCAATTCTATTTTTAGTTTACCATTTTCATCACAATGATATGTAAATATATCTCTACTGAAAAGTTTACTATCAATTGGATTTAATTGTAATAATTCTGGAATCTCAGTTTCAATATTGATTTTTATATTTGTATAAGGGTCAACAAAATGCCAAGAAGTATAATTCCGATTTTCAATAATTATTTTGATTTGTTTCATTTTTATTATGTTATTTAGTATTATAACTTATATTTTAAATTATATTCTAATCAATTTTATAAGAATGAATATTTATAAACCTAACGTTTGCCATATTGTTTTGTCTGATGATTTTTTGTTATTAGTTTCTGTTAATAACGGGGTTTCCAAATTATTGGCAATATCGGTATCATTATCATCTATTTGCGGTATTCCATCTGAATTTTTAGGAGATAAGTATTTATTTCTATAAAAGTCTGTTTCAAGTTTATAATCTTCTTCAATTCTATCAAGCAATTTATTAAAATCATTATATTTATCAAAAAATACATTAAGTTTATTTTGATCTTTATAATACAAATGTTCCCGATATAATTCGTTATAGTTTTGAAATGTTAAGTCATCAAACGTATAAATATTTTTGTACAAAAAAACCATAGCAATTAATTTTGAAAATAAATTTTGAATTTTTTCTTTATTTATATCTTTATTTATATCTTTATTTATATCTTTTCTTAATTTTTGAATCAATGTTCCAATATTGATTCTATGTTTGTATTCATGTTCTGCAGCATATATTGTTGGGTCGCCTCCTTTTTTTATTTTTTTATTTGTTTTGTTATTATTCCTTTTCCGAGTAGTTTTTAATTTCTTACGTTGTGAATTTTTACGTATATTATTTAAACTTTTCATAATAAATATATATATATATATAGATAAAAATCCAAAACTAAATATTCTAAATTTATCTATATAGTAGTGTTGTTTATTTTTGAGTTACAAAATCACGCCAAAAATTTATCAATTATAAGTAAAATATCACTTGGTAAAGGGATTTTAGATAAAGTAATTTCTTCCAGCGTTTCTATATTTTCAATCCAATCTATAGGCATCGTCCAAAATCCTTGATTTAAGTTACCACGAATACTATATTTATTCAATATCAATGAATTATTGATAATATTTACAAATTCTGCTCTAAAAATATAAGTATTCACGATACCGTCGCTGTATAAATCATTGTTATAATAAAAAAAATATCGTTGACCAGTTTTTAATTCAGTTAATAGCATTATGATTATGGTATCATATAATATTTAATATATTATAATATATATATATATGAATTTAAGCGATTTTGAATTTTTATTCAAATTGGATTTTATATTCAAAACTTTATTATTGATAGTAGTTATAATAAGTTTTTTTATATTTATAAACATTTTAGTATTCAAAAACCATAAATATAAATCAATGTTCTCAACGTGGCAATTTCCAATGTTATTAGCATTATATTTAGATGTAATTTACGGGTTATAATTTAATTTTTCGTTTCAATAATATCATAATATTATTGCGATAAAAATATAATACTATAATTATAATAATTAAGCAAATTAATAACAATAAAAAATTCAAATAAAATCTGAATAATGAAAAATAATATAAGAAAGAATAATTATACTGAAAACAAGATATATTTCGCATGGCTTTATAATAAAAAGTGGTTGCTTTATCATTATCATTATCTATACAAAAATTTTGGTCAAATAAAATAGGACATATAGAAGCGCCATTATTTTTAAAAATATCTTTATAATAAATATCTAAATCCAACTTTTTATTATAAACGCCATCTTCCCAATTTTGTAAAATTCGTTTCATACCTGAATGATTTAAAATATATGCGTGTGTTGTATTCCCATTATATTGAATAATAGAATTATTTGTGTTAGATGACAATGTATTAGATTTCAAATAAGAATATATCTCATGTGGTAATATAGAATAACCTAATTGGAAATATTCGCACCATTCATTTTTTTTCATAAAATCAATGACTAATTGAATATTATTTTCATTATAACTTGGTGTATTTATAACATCATCTTCAAATATTAGAATAAATTTTTCATTGTTGTTATAAGAATTCTTTATTACGTTAATATGACTTTCAAAACAACCAATGCGTCCAGAAGTAGCATGTTTTTCAGCAAAATAAAATTCAACATTTATTTTCAATTTATCAAATACTTTTTTTACATTAGCATATTTATCTTTTCGTTCTTTAAGATTTATACATACAATTCTATCTAAATTCTTGTTCATTTTTTATAAGATATATATAAAATATAGATAAGATTTATGATAAAATAAAATTTGAAAAAATTTTGAGAAATTAAAAATAAATTATTTTTATGTAAATTTTTATGTTGAATGCGCAGTGAAATTGTATATAATAATTGAAATAACGGAAGTAAATAATAAATGAAATATGGGAAATTATTTCGTTTCAAAACTAAATATAATGATATTGCATTTATAAATAATGAAACAGTTACTATAAAATATACAATTTCTTTAGAACCAAATAATAAATACATATCTGTTAAATCTGTACTTTCTGTTCCAGCAATGTAATTTTTATTTTTATTTTTCTTTATCAAATATGTTAATACACATTCACCATTATAAAAAGTCCAAGTAATTACTGTAAAAATTGTTAAATAAATATAGAAATAATCAAACCAATTTTTTTTGATTATTAAACCATAAAACGCCATAATTACAGCATAAAGTATATGAATTGTGCCAATCAATTTATCATTTTTTTCAAGAAATAATAATATATTTTCTAACATTATATATATATTATTAAATAGAATAATTAAATATAAATTTACAATTGTAAATTACATTATTGATAGATATAATAAATCAAAACTTAATAAACAATACTTTATATATATAATAACTATCTATAAAGTTCTCAATGCCTCCTAAAAAATTCTTCAAAAAAAGTTCTTTTCCTAAAACATCAAAACCAAAAAAAGAACCAACTGTAAATCTAAATGCGAAATATCTTTTAATAGTAGAGTCACCATCAAAATGCTCAAAGATAGAAGGGTTCTTAGGTGACGAATATTGTTGTATAGCATCAAAAGGGCATATTCGTACAATTGAAGGGCTGAAATCAATTGATACAAAAAATACATTTGAACCAAAGTTCTCCATTATAGATGAAAAAAAAGGTCATATAGAATTTATGATTTCAGTTATTTCTAGGTTCTCCAAATCCAATATAATATTAGCTTCTGATGATGACCGTGAAGGAGAAGCGATTGCTTGGCATATATGCGAAGTATTTGAATTACCTATCCAAACTACGAAACGAATAATATTCCATGAAATTACAAAAACCGCTATTATAAACGCAGTACAAAATCCTACAACAATTAATATGAATTTGGTTCACGCACAACATGCTAGACAAGTGTTGGATATGATTGTTGGTTATAAAATTTCCCCTTATTTATGGAAATACTTATATTTTAATAAATCCAATTCATTATCAGCAGGAAGATGTCAAACGCCCGCTTTACGCTTGGTATATGATAATGATGTTAATAAAAACGCAGAATTAGAAACGAAGTATAAAACAATAGGAAATTTTACATCAAATTCTGTAATAATGAATTTGAATTATGAATTTGAAACAAAAGAACAAATACTAGGATTTTTAACACAATCTAAAACATTTGAACATATTATAAAAGTAGGTTCTACAAAGAAGACTACAAAACAGCCACCAAAACCATTGAATACATCCAAATTATTACAATTGGCAAACAATGTTCTCCATATTTCACCAAAAGAAACAATGAGTATATGTCAAACATTATATCAAAACGGGCATATTACATATATGAGAACAGATAGTACAAAATATTCCAAGGATTTTTTAAATAAAGCAGAAGACTATATAATAAAACAATGGAACACTCCAGAATATGTAGGTAAATTAGATAATATAGAACAAAAAGATATTAATAATCCACATGAGGCAATACGCGTAACACATATCAATATGCCTTATTTAAGTGATTGTGATAACTCACGCATGAGTTCATTGTATAGATTATTATGGCGAAATTCAGTAGAAAGTTGTATGTCAGAAGCTTTATATAATTCAACTGAAATAAAAGTATCAGCACCATTAGAAAAACATTATTCATATACTATAGAAATTCCACTGTTCTTAGGTTGGAAAATAGTAAAAGATAAAAAAGATGTGGATTGTGAAAACGATGAGAATGATACAACAAATGCGAAATCAAATAATAAGAATAAAAAGAATGTAAAAAATCAAACAGAAACGCAAAATAATCCAAGTTCTCTTTTAATGTTTTTTCAATCATTAGAAAAGTCTGGAAAGCCAATACAATATAATTATTTAGAAAGTAATGTAGTAGTAAGAAACAAACATCAGCATTATACAGAAGCAAGTTTGATTAACAAGCTAGAAGAATTAGGTATTGGTCGTCCATCCACATTTGCTACACTTATTGAAACAATACAAGAGCGAGGATATGTAAAAAGAATGGATATAGAAGGCCAAAAAGTAAAATGTACTGAATATAAGTTACGCAACAATGGTGTCAACACAATAATAGAGACAACAGAAGAAGAAAAAATATTTGGAAATGAAAAAAATAAATTAGTGATACAGCCGTTAGGAGTAATAACAATTGATTTTTTATTAAAATACTTTCAACAGCTATTTTCATACGATTACACGAAACAAATGGAAGATAATTTAGATTATGTATCATCCGGACAAGAAAATGAATGGTCAAAATTATGTAAGAATTGTTATAATGAAATAAAAGAATTATCAAAAGAATTGACAAATTTAGCGAAGCAAGTATATCCAATAGACGATACACATGATTATATATTTGAAAAATTCGGGCCAGTTATTAGAAATAAATTAGAAGATGGAACATTTGAATACAAACAAGCAAAAAAAGATATGAAAATAGATTTTGATAAATTAAAAAATCGCGAATATACCTTGGATGAATTGTATGAAATTAAAAATGATTGTTTAGGTAAATATGAAGACGAAGATTTATTTATCAAAAATGGAAAATATGGATTATATGTACAATGGGGTGATAAAAAAGAAAGTATCAAGAAAATAGAGAAACCCATTGATGAAATAACATTACAATATGTTATTGACTATTTAGGAACAGATAAGACACAAAGAAATAAAGCAGTGCTGCGAGTTCTAACTCCAGAATTAAGTATTCGTAAAGGTAAATTCGGTGCTTATGTTTTTTATCAAAGGGATGATATGCCTAAGCCCGAATTCTATAATATAAAAAAATTTCCAGAAGGATTTATTAGTTGTGAACCATCTGTATTGATAGAGTGGTTAAACCAAACATATAAAATTACAATATAATACAGCAAATAAATATTATTATATTATATAAAAAATATAATATAATGGATGAAAAAAAGGCGAAAAAATATATATTTTATTTAATTATATCATTCTTCATAGCAATTTACATTATATGTTTAGTATATTTATTCAAAAAAGAAAGTGAAATAGCAAGTTTAATATTATTGATAATATACCAAACAATGTTTATGTATTATTTATTAAGCAAAGCATCTTCCAATGTTATATGTCAAGATTTTATAGGCACAATTATTTGGAATATTACATTAATTTCATCAATATTAAATTTCGTATCGTTAATAATGTTCACAATGACATATTATCATTTATATAATGAATACAAATTAGATGGCGATAAAACAATTCCATTATCAAAAAAAAATACAGAATATATTGAAAAATTCAAAAAATTTTTAATAGTTACAGTAACATTGACATTATTTTTAATAATATTCAATACTTTTGATATAGTTGCGGTAGGTATATTTGGTAAATTACTTTTGTTTTTTCTATTTTGCGTATTTGGTACTTTATTGGGGATTAGTTCATATAATGTTTTTATAACAAACGAAATAATGAAATTAAAAGATGTTAGGGTAATATCACAATAAAAATAATATTTATATTCGTAAAAATATAAATATTGTGTTCTCTATACATAATAAAATGAAATATTATGAATCTCATTACGACGAATATATAAATAGTGTTGAAAAATATAATATACATCCAGAATTGATAGATACGATAAACCATTTTCCTAGTAAAAATAGTGATTTGAACAATTGTATATTTTACGGGCCAACAGGTTCTGGTAAATATTCACAAGTTCTCAAAATAATCAAAAAATATAGTCCAAGCGAATTGAAATATGATAAAAAGATTACTCTACAAAACGAAAAACAGAATTATATATATAAGATTAGTGATGTACATTATGAAATAGATATATCATTATTAGGGTGTAATTCTAAAATAATATGGCATGAAGTGTTTTTACAAATAATAGATATTATATCAGTAAAACAAGACAAATTTGGTATCATTGTTTGTAAGAATTTTCATTTAATTCATAGCGAGTTATTAGAGATATTTTATAGTTATATGCAACAATATAATAGTCAATCCATAATAAAAATCAAATTTTTTATTATAACTGAACATATAAGTTTTATACCAACAAACATATTGAATTCATGCCAAATAATAAATATAAAACGACCAAATAAAGAAGAATATAAAAATATGATATGTTCTCAACAACAAAGTCCAACAAATAAAATAAATATAGTAAATCAAATAGAATTAGAAGGAATATTAAATTTAAAAGAAACACGTTATTTTTCATTAATTAATAAAACAGATGAAATACCGAAAGATATATTTAATATTATTTGTGATAATATAATACAAGAAATCTCCAAGAAAGAAAAATTATCATTTACCGATTTTCGTGATACATTATACGATATATTAACCTATAATTTAGATGTAACAGAATGTTTATGGTATATTTTGCGCTATTTTATAGAAAACAACTATTTGAGTTCTCAAGATATAACAGATATATTAGATAAATCATATTATTTTTTAAAATATTATAATAATAATTATAGACCAATATACCATTTAGAGAGTATTATGTTTTATATAATAAATAAAATACACAAATATAATGAATTATAATATTGCGTGTGAGAACCTTGGTATAGATAAAAATAAGAAAATAACAAAAGATTACTTGAAAAAGGTGTATAGAATGAATGCTTTAAAATATCATCCTGATAAAAATAGTTCTCCAAATGCTTCTATAAAATTTCAGGAAATTCACAGTTCATATGAATATTTAATGAAGTCATTGGAATATAATCTTTTCAATGATGAAAATAATGGTAACGAAGAAGAAGAATCAGAACCAACCGGTTATTCTGGAATATTGTTCTCATTTTTGAAAAATATAATGAAAAAAGATGGTAATACAGACGGATTATATTATATTATTATTGACAAAATTTCAAATACTTGTGAAAAGAAAGCATTAGAATTAATACAAAAAATAGACAAGAATAAGTTATTAAAAATTTATGAAATTATCAAAAAATATGGTGAATTTCTACATTTTTCCAATGATTTTATAGATAAAATACAAGAAGTTCTCAATGATAAAATTAAAAATGACGAATGTATTATATTGAACCCGACAATAGATGATTTATTTGCGAATAATTTATACAAATTAAAAGTAAATGATTTTACATACATTGTTCCTTTATGGCATGATGAATTGATATATGATAATTCGGGAAATGATATATATGTAAAATGTTATCCGATGTTACCAGATAATGTAACTATTGATGAAAAAAACAATATTCATATAGAATGTAAATATGATATAAAAGAGATTTTACCACTGGAATTTATTGAAATAAATGTTGGAAACAATGTCTTTGATATTTTTACAAAAGAACTTATGATAAAACCTAAACAAACAGTTGTTCTAAAAAATGAGGGTATATCAAAAATAAATACGAAAGATATTTATGATATAAGTAAAAAAAGTGATGTGTATTTACATATTACATTAGAATGATATTTTATCAAACATACTTGTTCTCACCATCATAGAACGTGGGCTTTTCAATAAATCTAAAAAATATAGGTTAAATAACCATAATGAAGCCAAATTATAATAATCTATATATTTAATATTTTTATTGATAATTTCATTTTGATAAATAAAATTAAATTCTTTTTCACGTTCTCGTAAATATGTAATAAATGAATGATTAACAAAGTATTTTTGTAAAAACTTACCTAAATCAACATTATATAATGCTTGACATTGTTTTGACTTAATCAGTGCTTTAATTTCATCATATAAAATCTGGACTTCAAAATATTCTATATATATTTTTGTTTTTAATTCTTGCGGCAATAGGTTCTCAATATTCAATAATAATCTATCCATTTCAATATATGGATAGATTATTTTTTAAGAAAAATTTGTAGTAAATAACATAAAATAATTTCTATACATTACATTATGTTAAGGATAATATTATTATATTCAATATTATATTTCAATATAATCGCTAGCAAACACAGGAATATAAATATACAATATTTTTTGTTAAAAAACCGTTTATCACATCTAAAATATAAACTTAAAGAAAATATCAATAATATAATGGAAGTTGAATTAAAACGCTATGCGTTTTTAGGATATAATGACGCAATAAATAATTTTGATGGTAATAATACAATATCAGGTTTCATAAAAAATAATTTGAATGAAGATTTAAAAAATTTAACAGCACTATTATTTCCAATAGAGTTATTATATAAAGAAAACAATGACCATTTCAAATATAAAGTTACACCATATATTGAAAAAATCCATTATTTAGATATTCCATTAGAATATAAATCCGAAATAATAAAATTTTGCGATTATTCAAATATCAAAACAATAAGGAGTATATATAAAATAAATAAAATATTCAAATATTCAACTGAAGGATACATAAAAACAAATATAGCAAAATCCTTTATAATATGGAAATTACGAAAATTCTTTTTGTAAATACAAATATAAAATGTTCTCTTTATACAATATAATATAATCCAAATCAAATGTGTGGAATAATTGGATATCTTGGTTTAGATTCATATAAAGAATTTATAATATCAGGGTTAAAATTACTACAAAATCGTGGGTATGATTCAGTAGGTATATCTTGTATATCTGATGGACAACTAAATACAATAAAATTCGCATCAAAAACTACGTGTGATGCTTTAGATATTTTGGAAAAAAAAGTAATGGAAAATTCTATTATTTCATCTTGTGCAATAGGTCACACACGCTGGGCTACACACGGAGGTAAAACTGATATCAACGCTCATCCACATCATGATAATTCTAATAAAATAGCATTAGTTCATAACGGTATAATTGAGAACTTTGATGAATTAAAACAAAAATTATTAGAAAAAGGTTATGTATTTAAATCACAAACAGATACAGAAATTATTGCTGTGCTTATTGGGTATTATATTAATAATGGAGAACCAATAGTAAACGCTATTCAAAAAACAGTTGAAGAATTAGTAGGCACCTGGGCGTTAGTAATAATACATGCCGATTATCCTAATAAAATATGGATTACACGTAATGGTTCTCCGTTATTATTAGGAATGGAAGATGAATATATTATGATAGCTTCAGAACAAATTGCTTTTGGTAACTATATTAAAAAATATATTGTATTAGATAATCACGATTTGATAGAAATTACAAAAGAAAATAATACCATAAAATATAACAAAAATATTCATAGATATTCAATAAAAGACAAGACAATAATAAATATAGAAACCACGCCTTTACATTATAAACATTGGTTATTAAAAGAAATTATGGAACAACCTGATTGTATTATTCGCGCGATGAATAATGGTGGTAGAATTGAGAACAATGTTTGTGTAAAATTAGGCGGATTGGATTTAAATAAAACAAGATTATTAGCAATAGACCATTTAATATTATTAGGTTGTGGAACATCTTATAATGCTGGGTTATGGTCATTGGAAATATTCAAAATATTGGATATTTTTGACACAGTAGTAGCATATGATGGCGCCGAATTTCAAATAAAAGACATACCAAAAAAAGGAATTACTGGTGTAATATTATTATCTCAATCTGGTGAAACAAAGGATTTACATAGATGTATTCAAATAGCAAAAGATTATGATTTAATTACAATTGGTATAGTAAATGTACCAGATTCATTAATCGCAAGAGAAACTGATTGTGGAGTATATTTAAACGCTGGTAGAGAAGTTGCTGTAGCATCTACGAAATCATTTACCAGTCAATGTGTCATATTGGCAATGGTTTCGGTATGGTTCTCACAAAATCGTGAAACATGTATTGAACGAAGAAAGCAAATCATAAATGATTTACGCAATTTACCATTTCAAATACAAAATATTTTAGATAATCACGAGAACCTTATGAAATATATAGACTGTTTTGAAAAACCATCTTGTTTCATATTAGGCAAAGGAAAAGAAGAAGCAATAGCAAAAGAAGGTGCGTTGAAAATGAAAGAAATTACTTATATACATACAGAAGGTTATTCGTCATCGGCATTAAAACATGGCCCATTCGCATTAATAGAAGAAGGATTACCGATTATATTATTAGATATTAATGATGAGAACCGAGATAAAAATAGAAATACATATCAAGAAATAAAAGCAAGAAACGCGTTTGTATTAAGAATATCCGAATTGGAAGGAGAACTTAAAATAGAAAAAAATAAGACTTTTGGTGGATTACTAGCGAATGTAAACATTCAATTATTATCATATTATTTATCCATTGAAAAAGGATATAATCCAGATTTTCCGCGTAATTTGGCGAAGGTCGTTACAGTAGAATAACAATTTTGTAATTATAATTTATGTTTACAAAGCGTATTCAGTGTTGTGACTTTATAAATTTAGTATTATTTTATATATTATTATAACATATAAAATATATAAAATGAGTATTTGTACATGTGTTGGTATGTGTGGTTGTGGCGGAGCTATAGTAGATGGGGTTTTATACTATCATTATTCAAATTGTAATAATAAAAATAACGAATGCAAAAATGAATTACGCAAAATAGAAAAATTTATAAAATAAAAAAACATAAAAATACCAAAATAAAAATCAAAAAATTCCGATTACATAAAATCGGAATTTTTTAGAAACGTGATACACATTAATATTTAATTTTATCTTGTTTCTCAAACCATTTATGGAAATGTTCTAAAGAATTTGGTAGTTCTATTCTGTTGATTTTTATTTTTCTGGTTTCAATATCTTTTGTAAATTCTTCGTAAATAAATTCATCATCAAATCCTACATTTTTTGCGTCATTTCTTGTATTAGCATAATAAACATCCGTAATTCTAGACCAATAAATCGCAGACAAACACATAGGGCACGGTTCACAACTTGTAAATAATTTGTAACCAGATAAATCAAATGTATTTAATTCCTTACATGCTTTTCTAATAGTAACTATTTCAGCGTGTGCGGTTGGATCATTTGTTAATGTTACCATATTATGACCGTGCGCAATTTCATTAAAACTACTATCTGTTATTACACATCCAAAAGGGCCACCGTTCAGTTCAATGCTTATTGAAGCTAATTCACACGCTTTATTCAATAGTTCACTTTCCATTATCAATATAATAAACTAATTATATTGATAATATACTATTTATATTCCTTATTTTTACATATTATAAATTTTGTAACAAATCACCCCAATCGCGAACTCAAATAATCGTGATTTTTTTTAGCATCATGATAACCATTGATATACAATTCAGTAAAATTATATTTATGCTTTGAGAACAAAGTTGTAAATTCATTCAAATCTCTCATAGAATTTCTTTTTGTTGGTATTGTAGAATTCCACATACTTGGTGTAATATGTAATACATTTTCACTAATATTCAAATAAGGAGTTTTGCTAAACCCTCCATCAAATGTAAACATATTATTATATTTATTAATAATTCCACCAGTTACTAAAGGAATATGAGAACTTGCTATACAACAATTAATAGCATCTTCTAAATTATTAAAATTAGAAAAAATTTGTGTTTCAGGATAATATCCATTTAATGCCGTTACACCAATAAATAATTTTCGTAATTCAAAATCGTCTGTTGTATAATATTCCAAAATCTTTTTTTTCATTAAATATTCCAATTCAAATATTGTTTTTGAATTTTTGATACTATAATCAACAATATCCGTTTTAAAAAAATTTACGTCCTTTTTACAACAAAGCATTAGTGAATTCCAAGCACCAGCAGAAGCGCCTGAAAAAATAAATTCATCTAAATTAAAATTATCTTTTATATAAATACAAATACCTAACATATATACACCTTTATATCCACCAGGTGATATTGATATTATTTTTTTATTTTGGATAAATTCATTTTGATTAATATATTCATCTTTGTCTAATTTAATGTTATATGATTTATTATTTGTATTTGAAATTATATTATATTGTGAATGATGTAATTTTATTTTAGCATTATGTCTGAAAATTTTAGTTCCAAAATGACGAAATCCATTATACATTGAGAAGTAAAAAAATAATATTAATTTATATAAATAAATCATAGTATTTATATAATAATAAAAAAATAATAAATGAAATTAAATTCATTTCATTTATTATAAAGACAATTTACTTATAAATTACAAATTATAAAAATATAATCTCTATCTAATTTTTTTGTTTTTTATTATTTTTTTATGCTGATACAACCTTCTTCTTAACTACTTTCTTCTTTGGTGCTTCTGCTGCTTCAGTAGCAGCTGGCGTTGCTACTGGTTCTGCTTTCTTTACAACTTTCTTTACTACAACTGGTTCAGGTTCTTGATGTGGTGGGTCATCTGATTCTTCATCGCTATCTTCTACTTCAGTTGTTGTTTGTTTAGATGCTTCTACTGTTTCTTCTTCGTCATCAGCAACTACATCTTTACTAACTTTATCAATAGCAGATAGTTCATCATTAGATAATTGAATATGACATCTACCGTAAACACTTACAACTTGTTGTGGTTTTACAACACATTGATTTAGTTTCCAAGTAACGCCCCAACCTTTACCACCAAACCATAAACCACCACATTGAATAACACATGCTACATTACTCATCTTAGTGATGAAATCTTGAGGAGTTAATCTATCATTATCACAAGGGAAGATTAATTTTTGTTCGGTATCGTAAATTTCAACTGCCCAACGACCATCATAGTTAGGAACCTTAGCACGAATAGAAGGTGGTTTACTGTAATCTATTTTTTTTGTATTTTTATCTTTAGAATATTTAATAAATGGAAAGAATGTATGTTTTGCTACTTCCCTTGTCATTTCTTCACCAAACCAGACTTCTGCGTTTTTAACAGCATCGTCTAAGATTTGATTTTCAAATGCTTTGAGCTTATCAAGGAAATCAGTAGTAGCATGAGTTTTGTATTGGTCATTTGGAAAATTGAGTGAAATGGTGAATTTTCCATCTGATTCGCCAGTTTTTTCATCAGTATAATCTGAAATGCCCCATGTCATCATTAGAGGTGTCGATAAATGTAATGCACGATTTGTTTGTGTACTTATAATATTAATTGACTTAGCGCCACGGTCGTTAACTTTTGGTTGCATATAACGAACGCTGGATGGTACCCAGTCATTTACAGAAACAACGATTGGTGAAGATTGCTTTGACATTATTATTTGATAGTATTAGTTTGCTTTTAAGTTTTAGAGAATGCTTTTAAAATATAATATATACTGTTAGAAATATAAGACCTGAAATATATTATACACTATATATGGTCATTTCTTTAATTCAATTTTTTACAATATATTTTATTATGATTTAAAAAAGAGTATATTTTTGATGGTTTTTGACGATTTTTTTGTGTTCTTACGCTGTTCTCTTACGATGTTCTCTTACTAAGATTTTTTTGAAAACCAATTTTTTCTAAATAAAATTGAAATATATTAATATATTAAATAGATGTCATAATATTATATAAAATGCAAACAACATCCGGAAACATATATACAATTATTTCTTCCTTAGAAAAATTGACTTCTTCATTAGAAAAGAACAATACAAAAGTGGAGAAAATAATTAATAAACGCAGCATTAATGCGGTAAAACCATCATTAAGACCAAGAAGAACGCCAATGACATTATCAATATCTGATGAACTTGCCAATTTTTTAGGAAAGCCAGTGGGAAGTGAAATGAGACGCGCCGATATTATATATGATATTACCAGATATATCCGTGCCAAAAACTTGCTTGATGGTCCAATAATAAAACCCGATGAAAATATTAGAAAGGTTCTTAAATTACCTCAAAATATTGAAGTTATTACAATTTTCTATATAAATACATACATAACATCACTTTGTAAAATACAATCAAGAGATAAATTACTATTGCTAGAAACATAAAAATAATTTTATTTTCATTTTTTTTATACATTTTTTATTGAATAATTAAACCCTATACCCTATCAATATTGAAAATGAGTCGCAAGAAAGAATTGCTATTCGTGAATTTGTTCAAAATCAAGCTATGTATATATTTGGTATGCATCAAGCAGAACACATTTTGAACGCAATTGTAGATGGATTTTTATTATTTAATTTACGTAAAGATAAATATATGTTGAAAAGTAAAGATGATTTGTTACAATATTGTAAGGATGAAAATGTTACGCTTCAAGAAAAATTGTATTTTTGGGATATTTTTCTCTATAACCAACCACCAAATTTTTTAAGTGATGATGAACATGAATATATTCGTTCATGTGGAGACCTTGATGATTATACGCCGCCACCACCTCCACGTTATGTAGGGTTAACAGCGCCATTCCTTATCAGTGATGAACTTGCTGAATTTCTAGGCAAAACTATTGGAACTAAGATGGCAAGAACTGTCGTAAGTAAAGAGATAAACGCATATATAACCACACATCGTCTTCAAGACCCAATAAATAGGCGCAAAATTAATCCCGACGAAAAACTGCGTAAACTTCTTAGAATAACAGAGGAAGATGAATTAACTTATTTCAACCTTTTTAAATACTTGAAACACCACTTCATTGAACCAGTTGTTTGAATATACAAAATTACAAAAAATATATAAACATATATAAAAAATACAATAATAATTTGTTATTATAATAGTAAGATAATAAAAAACATATTAAATAAAATATAATATATATAGTATATATATTATGTTTTCAAAACCAATAAAACAAAATAAAATAAATGATTTGAATGAACCTGTATTAAATTATAAAGAATATTATAAAAATAATATTATTTTAAAAAAATACAAATTGCCTGAATTAAAAACTATTGTTAAAAAATACAAACTCCGCATAACTGGCAATAAGGATGAACTAATTGACCGTATTGAAACTCTTTTTAGCAAAATGAAAAACGCAGAAATTATACAAAAACGATTCCGCGGTTGGATAGTAAGGTATTCATTCATTTTAAATGGTGAAATCATCAAAAATCGTTCATTATGTGTAAACGATAGTGATTTTGTAACTCTTGAACCTTTGGAAGAAATACCAAGAGAATTATTTTATAGTTATAAAGATGCGAAAAATTTTTATTACGGATTTAATATAACATCATTAATTCAAATGATGAAAACTAAAGGTAAATTAACCAATCCATATAATCGTGAAGGATTTGATAAAAAAACCTTAAACAATATGATTTCTTTGTATAATATTATTCAACTTATTTATCCAGAACATAGGGATAATACAAATAAAGTAAAATTAACAGTATGCAGCAACAATAACGCAAATATATTAAGAAATTTAGATAATAATCCATTACATAGAAATATAAGTCAAAGATTAATGGAAAGATATAATAATCAAGACGGACCACATGATTTTGCTTTTTTACATCGCATAGTTAGTAATCAACCTAGACGATTAACTATGAATGATATAGAAAATGTATTAAATAATAATACAATACAAACAGCTAATAACAACCCATTATCATTAAGATATTATGAACCAAGAGTATTTAATCAAGGTATATTATCAAACAACATTTTAAGAGATAATTATAATAAAATAATAGAAATGCGAAAAAAACCCATTGAAACAAGAATACAAGAATTATTTATGGAAATAGACCAATTAGGTGAATATACACAAAGCATATGGTTTTCTAATTTACAACGACATGAATATATATTATTATACACAAAATTATATAATATATGGAATTATAGAGGTATAACGAATGAATATAAACGTATCATATGTCCTTTATTTGAGCCAATTGAAGTATTTACTGAAATATTCACACAACCTATCAATCTAAATAACATATCAGAAAATCAAATAAAATTAGTTTGTGTAACCATTTTTGAAAATTTAGTGTATAGTGGAATTGTTCAAAGCGATAGGCTATCTGGCGCGTATCATGCATTATCGGCATTAACTTTGGTAAGTCGTTCTGCTAGGAATGCTATGTATCTATTGTATGAAGAGATTCTACGCTTTAATATATAATTTTTTATTATATTTTTGCGTTTTTTTATTTATTTTTCAAACCCCTTAGGAAAAACCAAGCAAACATTTTTCAATAAATATATATTTATTGAAAAAAAGACTTAAAAACGAAACATATTATATGTATATAGTTAGAATGGTAAGAGCCTCTAAGACAACCGATGCTAAGCAATCAGCAACCCCAGCCGTTAAAGAAACCGCCACAAAGGCACCACGCGTTAAAAAGACCAAGTCAGTTACTGAAGTAGCAGCTGTTGAAGTTGCTGCTCCAGTTGTTGATGCCCAAGTATCTGAAGTAGCAGACGTAGAACTATCTGTTGCTACAAAGATGACTGAATTCAGTGCTAAATTACAACAATTATTTGGATTTCTCTCAACTGTGAAGGTTGATTTTAAGACTCTTGAAAAGTCAGTTAATCGCGAATTAAAAGCCGCACAAAAGGCTTCATCAAAGAAGAGACGTACTAACGGCAACAGACAACCATCAGGTTTCGTAAAGCCAACACGTATCAGTGATGAACTTGCTGAATTCCTTGGAAAGACTGTTGGCACTGAAATGGCCAGAACAGTTGTTAGTAAGGAAATCAACAGTTACATCCGCGCAAACAAGCTACAAGACCCAGCCAATGGACGCAAAATCAACCCTGATTCAAAGCTTTCTAAGCTATTAAAGATTAACAAGGGTGATGAACTAACATACTTCAACCTTCAAAAGTACATGAAGCACCACTTTATTAAGCAAGTTCCAGTTGCCACTGCTTAAATTATTAATACAACTAATATAATATTTGAAATATAAAAATGAAATAATATACATTTGAAACAAAAAGAAAAAATAGAAAATCAGAAATAATTATAAAAAGGGAAAAATATTACATAAATTACAAAAAGATTTATGTAATATAATTGAATTGTACCGTAAATAAATAAAATAGTGAATAAAACAATATAAAAATTAAAATACCAATTATTATATAGTAAGGAAGTTATGTCAAAACCTACTGAAACGATTGAAAATGATGATGATGTTTTTATGGACGATTTTGATGAAAAAACAAAAAATAATAAACCAGAGTTAAAAACAGATAATACATTAACAGATAAATCAAAATTAGAAATATCTTTTATGGATAAAGTCAAAAATTACGTTGCTAAAAATAAAACAAAAGTATATATATTAACTCCATGTTACGGTAGTCTTTGTTTTGTAAATTATGTATTATGTATAATGGCTACGCAAGACTTGTTACGTAGTCTTGGTATTGGAATTAAAGTAGAATTTTGTAGAAATGATAGTTTAGTATCACGCGCGCGTAACAATTTAGTAGCCAAAGCAATGAACGACCCTGAAATGACACATATGTTGTTTATTGATGCTGATATTACTTGGGATCCAGCTGATATATTAAAGTTAATTATAAGCAATAAAGCATTATGTGGTGGGGTTTATCCATTAAAACATTATTATTGGGAAAAAATAGCAAATGAAGCACAAACAAAAAATGTAGCCAAAGAATGGATTGATAAAAAAAATAAATCGCAATTCAAAGATGCTATTACTGATGAAAGTATGATACAACATAATTTATTAAGATATAATATTAACTATATCAACAATGTGTTATCTATTGAGAACAACTTAGCTAAAATCAAACATTTAGCCACTGGATTTATGATGTTTAAACGAAGTACAATTGAACAAATGGCAAAAGCATATCCTTCTACCAAATATACTGATGATGTAGGATTTTTACAAGGAACTGAAAATAATTATGCTTATGCTTTATTTGATTGTGGTGTAGAAGACGACCATTATTATTCAGAAGATTGGCTATTTTGTCATCGTTGGACAAAAATGGGTGGAAATATTTGGTTAGATGTTACTATCAATTTAATTCATACTGGAAATGAAGATTTCAGAGGTTCATATTTATCTACTATTATTTAATACATTATAATATAATAAAAACAATTTTATTATTATATTATGGATTATACAAAATTACCTATTGATATTATAAAACATATTATAACATATGATAAACATTTCATAGTAAGAAAAAATAAACTGGTGTCTATAATACCAAAAGATGATTATAGATATAATTTATTACATTATATATGTTTATCCTTATCAAATAAATTTATAAATATTTCAGATAATGAATATTGTTATCAATATATTTTTCCTAATATATGTAATAATAATGAGAGAACAGTAAATTATATTGATAATGATATGTTTCATGTAAGAATGTATTTTACGAAAAATAATATTATAAAATATCATTGTTACATCGGAAGATTATTACCAAAAAATGATAATAAAATAAAAAAAATATCAATTTATCATAAAAATGAACTATCTAATTATGAATGGCATTATATTATCTATGAATATGAACGAAAATAAATTTACTTAACAAATAAAAACCCTTCTTTCTCCATTACATTATATAATTTTTCAAAATTGATATTTGTAACATTATTTTCAGTTTTATAATTATCCAAACAATCATTTTTTTCCAATTGAAATAATTGATATGTTCTTAATAATAATTCATAATTTTTTATATATTTTGTATGTTTTATTAACCAAACATAAAAACTGTAAGGTTGTTTATTATTTTTAATTTCTTTTTCAGAATATTTTATGTATTCATAATACCATTTAACTGTTTCATTCAATGATGTTTCATTATTAATATTATAATCTGTTCCTGATAAAATCATTATTTCATTAAATATTTGCGACGACATATTTAAGTCAGCCAAGATTTTATTTCTATCATACAAAACCGCTGTATGATTTAATAAACTGATATGACGAATAACATAATTACAACCATATAAGAACATATCCATATCATCACTTACGCACCCCCATACTTGTTCTGTCTTATTTAAATAAGCACATAATTGGTCTGCTTCGCTTGGTGCTACAAAGTACGATACCCCGTACGCATCAAATAATTGTTTTACCTTACATACATCATCGTCTTTTATACGAATAAATTGTTTTTTTAATATTTCCATTTCTAATATTTTTTCTTCTTTCTTTCCTTCATTTGTTTCTGATAATAAATCTTCTTTTATATTTAGATATTTCTTTTCAGCTTCCATTTTATCAATAAGTCGTTTTATTAGTAATTGTTTTTTTTCAGGGGGTGGTTTTCCATCAAATATAAATATAGGACTAATATCATACTTTTTCAATATAGATATAAATAAATACATATTTTCCATCAACGCATTTTCACTTAAGAATTTATACAAATATATACTAACATCAATTACTAATTTTTTTCCTGTTAATTTACTTAAATGAATTTTGGTTATTGACTTTTTGTTACAGTTGTCTAATAAGAACCTGTTTAAATTTTTTA